GCGTCTGCGCTCCAGTGGCACCAGATACGTCCAACAAAGCCCCGGCCAGCCGTGTGCTGGTGTCGTTCTTATCACCATAGACAGCATCGGGATTGACGATGGCCCGGACGATGGTGGTGCTGTCCGTTCCGCTGACCGTTCCCGGCTTGCCGTCTACCGCATCATTGGGATTGTCGGGGCCGGTGAATACCCCTACTGCGGAGGTGTCACCCGTTGCCAACAGGTCTACTTCGCCGGATTCCAGGTTGAGCATATCGCCACGGGTAAGGGTTTCGGAATCCTTCATCAGAAACGTGAGAATCAGCGGACGCCCCCCGCTGACGTTGTATCTCCATTTAAATCCATCTGCAGCCATTGTGATTGCTCCTTACGTGTCCTATCCACGATTCAGATTACAGGCCACGGGCATACTGTTCTTCCGGTATGCCCATCAACCTGGCCGCCTCTCGTTGGTCTTCTGTCAGCCGCAAGGTCGGGGCTGGTTCCCCGGTTTGCGGGTTCAGGTTCGGCGCACGATTTGGTGCGCCTTTCAAATACGGTTTATCCTCTAGGAGTTGAGTTAGGGCATCCTCGACACCTGTAACGCCGTTATCCTCGCTGTAACGCACATTGGAGCGGTCAACAAGTAACAATGCGGCATCTGGGTCTATGATGCCTAACTGGCTGGCTCGCACTTTAACGTCGGACGCTATCATGGCCGTGGAAACTTGCTCCGCTGCCGAAGCCGCTTTGCGTTCTGCTTCCAATGCCCTAGCCTCCAGCTTTTCGGCCTCCGAAAGCTGTGCTTGCTCCAGTTCGTCGGCTTTGGCGGCTCTTTCTTTGAGCTGGCTGTAATCAGCGAACTGACTACGCACCTCCTTACGGGTCTGGGCCTGGATGCGGTTCACGTCATCCTGAGTAAATGTCCGCTCTGGGCGCAGACCTTCCGGCCCCGGCGCAATGGCCGGAGTCGCCTGGGCTGCCTCTTCCCCTATGGGTTCCGTATTCTCTGTTACCATACCTCTCCCCTATTTATACCCGCATGGGTTGCGGTCATACCGTTAGGCTACACATTTACAGACCCGGAATCAATACCCTCCCTGGCCCCAAAGCTGCCGGAAAGCACGGTTTTTAGCCAGATTCGCCAAAATTGCTTAAAATTGAACTCTCCCAGGCTCAAAATAACATTGACATATAACAGAATGTTAGTTAAACTTACACATAGTAAGTTTAACTAAATCAATACAGGAGCAAACGAGATGACAACCACCACCAAGACCACCAAGACCACCACCAACTGCGACATCTGCATCATCACCGACACCATCACTCCAAGCACCCACATTTGCAATACTTGCCACTTCAATGTTTGCGCCGATTGCGCCGCTGATAATTACACCCTAGACCACGCCAGGATTGATGACGACATAATTGCAAGCAGGGAGTGGACAACCACCACACAAAACCACTACCAACACGGGACTTGCCGCCGGGGCAACGGAACCAAGATTCACTTCGGGCATCGTGCGTACAGGTTGGACGAGAACGGTAAGCAGACACACGTTAGCATCGGTGCAGCCTGCAACAGTAACGGCCAGAACGCAGGCCGGGATTTCCAGAATGGCCGGGATAGCCGGGAAGTGACCTGCACCGCCTGCAACCCGACAGCCCCCAAGCTCTCGCCATCAGAACGAAGCCCCAAGGCCGATAGCTGCACCGCCATTAACAACAAGACGGGCAAGCAATGCACCTTCAAAGCCAACGTCAGAAGCACCGGTATGTGCATATCTCATACACGGCAAGCCTATCGCAAGCTGCACGGCTAAATCTAACCCACGCAACCAAATCAAACGATAGGAGGAACAAAAAGGTGGCAAACCGGGTGGCAAAACTGGCCCAACCGGGTGGCTTATTTCATGCCTAGGGTGGCAAAAGTCCCAAACCTAGACTAAACAAATCAGCCCCGGCCAATCGCCGGGGCTTTTCTTTTACCCTTTACGGGCCGCTGTAATCCCTGGTGTACGGCGGGGCATCCTGGGCGGCGTCGGCTGGGTCGAGTGATTCATCGTCCCCGGCGTGGTTCTGCTCCAGCCCACAATTCATGCAGATGCGTAAAACCATGCCAGCCGAAATGTAGTTTGTACGTTCGGCTGGCCAGAGCGGAGCCAATTCCAACGATGGCGACTCGCACCTATAACACCTCATGCCTACAGCCCCAATGCCTTAACCGATTTGACCGTGGAACTTTTACCCCAGACGGTGCTGGTGGAGGTGGTTACCAGGTCGCTCAATCCTACCCTGCCCTGCTGGAAGGCGGCAAAGGTCTTGGCTCCCATCATGTCCTTCTGGGTGGCCTTGCTCTGGTCGTTGAACCAGTCCTGGCCGCTAGGTGGTCTGGGTTCTTCGGGGATGTCCAGCCCCAGGTCTTGATAGGTCAGCGTCTCCGGCACCATAGCGCAGCGGCAATTCGGGTGGGAGTCCAGCGGCTCGTTCGTTTCGTATAGCGTACCGTCCAGGGCGATGCAGGCCATGCAGGTAGTATCGTCCTTCGTCGCCAACCGGCGATAACCCTTGACCACATCGCTATTCGCTGCGTAGTTCAACCGGGTGGCTTCCCGGTGCGCTCGATTGACCTCAGTTCGGCTGATGGTCAATGCCCTGGTTAACGGCATCCCTGCAGCGAGTCGAACTGTGTTCGCTATCTCCCGTGGGCCTTGGCCCGTTGCGATGCCGGTGCGGATGCTTGCCTTCACATCGGTGGCGGCTTGCGGCCCTAATTCAGCCAATAGATTCCCCACCGGCTTGCCATCTCCACTGATGCCGATAAAAGCCTCGAACGCCTCCTCAGGAAGCCGATTCCAGCCCAACCCGACATTGGCCAGGTTGCTTAACGTGATGCCCGTTGGAAGCCCTGCATTGGCTACGAGCGGCGCACCTCGGACGGATAGACCCACAGCCGCTCGCTGCCCCGCCGTCACAGCCTCTCCAGCGACCCGGCTGAACTGGTTGACGTTCCTAACCAGTTGGGTTTCTAGTTCCTGCAGGCGTCTCATCTTATTGACTTCCCACACCTTCAGATTCCGCCGCTGGGCTACCCTAACCAAACTGGCTACCTCATCCTGCAGTTGGCCATAGACCGCCGCATATTCCTCGATGATACGTGCGGCTGTGGCCCTATCCAGCGCAGCGACTTGACGAGCCAGGGCTTCAACCGCCTTCTGTGCGTCAGATGGCGGCATCAATCAACCTGCAATTCCTTATAGCCCCGCCACGGGGTAGTGATATTTGGGAAGTCCTTGGTATATAGACCCAGCGCAGTGGTCAAATCCTGCAATACTGAGGACATTTCAGGATAGGAATCATCGACCTTGTCGATTGGCCCTCGCAATTGGCACCACGTATCAAGCACCCGCTTGGCCTGTTCCAGTACCATCCGTTCCCGCTGGGTAATCCTCGCCTTCGCACTCTTCGCAGCCATCTACCGGCACCTCGTTGTATTCCGCAACCATCGGAGCAAGGATGGATGCGTCCTCATAAAATGCCTTCCACTGCTCCCCGCACTGCTGGCACACGTTGCCCAGATGGATGATTTCAGCCTGTTGTTGCTGCTGGTCTGGCACCGCCATCTATACCCCAGGCCTTTTAAGTACCTGCTCCACAGCTTCTGCAGCTTCCTGCAGTAAACCTTCGGGCCATTCTACTGAGAAGGTATGCCGTGGTTTGAAGTTGAATTGGGGATGCCGTTGCTCCATCTTAACGCACCATCGGCAAATGTCGGCGACGAATAGAGTAATGTGCCAAACTTCCTGGTGACCACACCAGCAACGTGCTTCGTTCACTATATCTCTCCTGCTTGGAAATTACGCAGTATCTCGGCCCCTATGTTGGTTTCGGCCACACGCTCGGCTGTGGCATCCTCCTCCATCGTGTCTATCTGCTCTTGATTGTATCCCAGTTCACGCCATATCTGGCGTTTACTGATGCCCAACTCCAGCTTGGTGCGGAGGGATTCCAGGTGGCTGAGTTCGTTGCGGGTCTCCGGGTCGTCCCAGGTGGTGCTGATGGAGCCTTCATCTATCTCTGGTTGGGCTGGGCCGAAGGCCGCCTGGATTCGCATCGCCATCGTGACGCAATCCTCCCAGGAATTCCCAAAGTTCACCATGCGCTGCTTGGCCTTGTTTACCAGGCCAGATTCTGCTGTCTTCAGGGCTTCACCGCTGGGCGCACCGCCCATCAGTTGGAATAGGTGCTGGGGAGTGCGGGTTGTTCCGGCGATGTGCTGGACTAGGGCTTCAATGGCCTTGAGAGGGCCATCTACGGATGCTGCGCTCCATTGGCCTACTGAGCCACCATCATACTCAGAATGGAACTCTGTGACGCTCCCAGGCAATATATCCAGGCGGCTTGAGCCGTGGTTCACATTTAGCGTGTAACGCTGCGGAAAGGCCAGCGTATCCAGAATCATCGTCAAATCAATCAGCGATTTATTCAGCAGGTCTTGCATCGGGATGACGTTGATGATTTCCGACTGCCCAAAATCACCACCCATCGGGCGATTGCGGAAATGGACGAGAGGAACGCCCAAGGGCTGGCCCATACCGTCTAACCACGGCACCGGCCAGCCCTCGTCTTGCTCATCGCTGTACTGCCGCCACACGCCACCACGGGCCACGTATTTCTCGACCCGGTCTGGATAGTAGAGGTTCAGCCGGGTTTCCGGCTCCTCGCCGATGCGGGGCCGCTGAATCCATTTCTTGGATGCCCAGTCTATCTGCCGGTTCGCCTCGTTATAGTGGGGAACTATCATCTCGGCCATTTGGTGCGTCCAGCGGGGCCGCTGGTTTTCCTCGTCCCAATCACACAGGAGATAGCTATCGCCCAGCATAACGGTTTCGGTATGCACCACGTTCTGGATATAGTCCATCCGGTTGCGGTTCCACATATCCCAGGCCCATGCAGACACCGCCTCGTTTTCTACCTGGAACCCGATGACGGTTAGCCGCTCGGATAGGCTGTCCACCACCACGTTCATGAAGTTATCACGGAACTGCAACCTGGGAGGCAAAAACTTCTTGAGGCGGTCTGTAAGGGCGGTGTCGTGGTCGCCGCCGTAGTACCGTCGAGCTAGTTCGTAATCTACCCGTCTGTCATCGGCCTGCTGCTGTATCCACCGCATCAAGGATTCGGCCACTGGGTCTAGGCCGTTCGTTGATAGAACCATTACGGTTCGACCTCCTCACCATGTTTGTTGAAAACCTTCCCGATGCCAGGCACCGCCAGGATACCAGTGTCGCTCAATACGGCCAGCATCCGCCGGAACCAGGCATCGTTGATATCGTGCTGCCAGTCGGCCAGGCCATCATAATACCGCTTGCTCCAACTATCCGTTGCCATCGCTATCTCCTGTCTATGTCCCAGTATATCGGGTTGTCTGGGTCGAGTCCCAACGGGTTACTCGCTGGGCTAATCCTTCGTGGGCCAACCAGGTTATGCACGAGCGGCTCAGGGGAGTGGAGGCCTCGAAGCCGCATAAATGCCCCTGAGAGGCCGTCTACCTGGTCATCATGGCCTCCCAGCGGGAAAGCCTCAACCTCGTCCAAAAACGGCCCTAACCACGCTCCTCGAAGCAGTCTGACGTTGCCAACTTCCGCTTGGCTACTGACTGGCCCCGCTCGCTCCACCTTGGAACCGGTGGCTCGCTGGCCCCGCACGGTGAAGTCCGGTAACACCCTGGTGACGTAGTTGTAAATGGTGTTCACGCCACTGGCTCCCGGCTCCTGCTCGATATATATCTGGGTGCCAGCACCGTCTATCGTGGCAGTCTGTTTGATGAGCGATTCGACCTCGCCGGGAGTGCCTCGCAGACGCTGCACATCGACCACGTAATAGAGGCCATCCGAACCATAATCCACCCGTACACCGGCTGTCCAGTCTGGGTCGTTCCCCGCTCTGAGCGGCGTAGCGGCCAAGTCCCAATAACGGACGCTCCTATTGCGTACCGCTGGCAATTCTTCGACCACCTGAAACCATTCTCGCCGAAATAGGTTGCCGGGTTGACGAGCCGACCAGTCACCCATGAGAAGCTGCTGCCGGGTTATCGGGTCAAGCTGGTTCAGCGACTCCAGGTAGGCGTCTTGGTCTAGGTGGGT